TGCAGGGAGAAAGCATGAGGAGAATATGGATTGGAGTGAAGGATACAGATACTACTATGAAGTAGCACAGAGAATCTTAGTAGATAAGCCTAGCCTCAAGATTCAGGCAGATAATACATTGATGGCTCAGTTCAGTAGACAGAGGCTGAGAATCATGGAATTGGAGGGGCAAGTTAATAACTTGAAAAACAGGATATTAGAATTAGAGGGAAAAAGTGTTATATTACAAGCAGATGGAAATAGAAATTAACCCACTTTATGGCTTTATGTTAGGTGTAAATTATGCCTACTATCCTGAGGAGAATGGAGAGCCTCCCTTACACTATTTACAGATAGCAGTAGGATTTGGGATCATTGGAATAACATGGATCGCATAGAGAAGTTTTATAGGAAGAACTTTAAGAGATTAACAGGCTTTATAAAGCAGTACACAGATGGCTCTTATGATATAGCATCAGACATTGTTCAGATGGTGTTTCTTAGGCTTCTAGAATTAGAACAGGAAGGGAGGACAAACTTTTACGAGGATGACTCCCTTTCCTTTTTCTATGTATATAGATCCTGCATCAATACGGCTCTAAAATATCAGAGGGCTAAGAAGAGAATACATAAGGTTGATATTGATGATCTAGAGAATCATAGTTATGAGACTTATCCAGAGGAGAGGGATGCAATGGAGAAACTGATCCTGATGATGGAGAAGGAGATGGAGGATATGCATTGGTATGATTCCAAGATGATCAGGATTCATATGGAAGGGAACTCAATGAATAAGATCCACAGGGAGACAGATATAGGATTAACATCAATTAAGAATACTATCAAAAATGGCAAAGCGAAAATCTACGACCAAATCAAAGAAGATTGGGAAGACTACGAAAACGGAGACTACGACAAAATCTAAGGGATTAGGAGATACTATTGAGAAAATCACAGAAGCTACAGGAATTAAGGCAGTAGTGAAAGCTATTGCAGGAGAGGATTGTGGATGTGATGAGAGAAAGGAATGGCTCAATAAAAAGTTCCCTTATAAGAAAGTTCAATGCTTAGATCCTGAGGAGAAGGAATATCTATCAGGTGGAATCCTGAAGGAGAAGAGAATAAGCAGGGAAGATCAGGAGATGATAGCAAAGATTCATTCAAGGGTATTCAGCCACAAATATCATGTGCCTTGCAGTTGCAATCCTAGTATCTGGAAGCAATGGATCAGAGAACTTAATGATATGCTAGATGCACCTGAGGAAGTATCTTAAAGAAGGAAGAAATCTATCAGATGCCCGAACCGCCATTTGTGTTGATGTAGGTAAATCAGGAGAGGCTTTATTCAAGGAGTTAACAGGTGCTATCAAATCTGAATTAGCAGATGATAAACAACACATTGATTTCTATTGGGGAGATAAGAAGGTTGATGTTAAGGGATTGAAGAAGATGCATCACTCAGGTTTTATTCTTCTGGAGTTTATCAATGTATGGGGAGGTAATGGATGGTGCAGTAAGAATAGCAAGGCAGAGTTCATTGCTTTTCAGTTTCCTAATCAGTTCTATGTATTTAAGAAAAGTGATCTTAGGGAGAGAGCATTGGAATTATGTGAGGAGTTTAATCAGGATAATGTGATTAGAAAGAATTGGATTCCATATGATGATGCTAAATATAAATGGGTAGGAAGGTATAATGCTCAGGATGTGTTTACATATCTAAAGATATCAGATGTAGATGATTTGATATATGACTTACTCCCTTATACTATAAAGGAATGATGATATTATTCGGGATTGCATTAGGCATTGCATTGAATCAAATCAGGATCTTACAGAAGAGGGTTAATGAGATAGAGGAGTTCATTGGGAAAGTTTTTTTTGATGATGATGATAAGTAATTAAAAATAATTGTTTATATTTAACCATCATTAAAAATAAGAGAGATGAAAACAACAAAGATTCAAGCAGCAAAGTATTATGCTTTTCTAGCAGTAGCATCAAGCCTTTTTACAATTGTGGTTCTATCAATTGCTAAGGGAATGTCAATCCTTTTAAACACTACGCTATGATAATGTTAGATGGTTCAAACTACGATCAGGATTGGATGATTGATCAGGCTAAAGGTGATGAGTTCTATTATGGAGTTCTAAACACATTAGCGTTATCCTCATCTAGTTGCAAGATGCTATTAGATAGCCCTAAGACCTTCCATAACTATATGAAGTATGGAAACTCAGAGAACTCACCTGCTTTATTGATGGGGAGGATTATTCATGTGATGATCTTAGAACCTCAGAACTTTGAGAAGATATTTGAGGTAGTGGATGTAGCTTCTAAGAATACTAAGAAGTATAAGGAGACTCAAGAGAATACAACTAAGACTTGCATCACTACAAAGGATCTTCATGCAGGAGAGAGGATGGCTGATGCGTTTAATAGGAATGAGGTTGCATTGAGTTATCTAGCAGATGCAGAATGTGAAGTTCCTATGGTTGATCTTGTAGGAGGATTTCCATTTAGAGGGAAGGCAGATATCCAGAGAGGTAGTGAGATAATTGATATCAAGACAACTACAGATTTAAAGGCATTCCGTTATAGTGCAGACAAATATGGATATGATTTACAATGTTATATCTACTGCAATCTATTCAAGACATCCTATAAGGATTTTACATTTATTGCTCTAGACAAATCCTCTACTGATATAGGGATATATGATGTATCTGAGGAGTTCTATAAGAGAGGAGAACATAAGTTCAATAGGGCTATTGGTTTATACAGAGATTTCTTTGTGAAGAATCAGGATCTGGACACTTATACAATTAGAGAAACATTGTGAAAAAGCATACTAAGATCTATATGCAATACTTCAATTATGTTCTGGATGATTTCATTCCTTGTGAGGTATGTGGAAGCAGAGCAGTTGATATTCACCATATAGAGAATAGAGGTGCAGGAGGATCAGGGAATAAGGATGTGATTGAAAACCTTATGGCGGTATGTAGACCTTGCCACATAAAGTTTGGAGATGTACCTGAATGTAAGGAGATGTTAAAGGAGATTCATAAACATAAAATGAGATGAGAAGATTTAGAGTATATGTAGAAGGAAAGTTCAATGCTATATTTGATAGTATTGAGAAGGCTAGAGAATGTAGGAAAGCACTCCAGAGCCTGAACTTTGAGAACATTGTGATTAGTGTAGAACAGGAAGATGTTCCTTAAAACCAAATAGAAATAATGTTTATATAAGCAGATTGAATGCTGCTTATTTGCATCATTAACGAGTATTTAAGCAGTTAAAGAAGGAATTTAACACCAAATAAAATGAAAACACCAATACAAGAGTTATTAGAGTGGGTTAGAGCAACCCTACCAATGGATTTAGATACACCAAGAATGATTGAGCAAAAGATTGAGTCAATGCTTGAGAAAGAGAAAGAGTTTATGAATGGTGTATGGTTAGATGGTAGAAATTCACGCATCAATGGTCAAGACCATATGGAGCAAATGAAAAACCTTTAACACTAAAGAGAAATGACACGCATAACTATTGAAGTAGATTTTGAGATTGATGATGCTTGGAGTGCCAACTCATATGACCAAGAAGAAAAAGATTGGTTTTGGAATGAGGTGATTCCTACAAGTATGATTATCCTACACAACAATGATGTAGGTGATGCAGTTTCTACATCTAAATCTTTTACAATTAAAGAAATAACCTTTAACACCAAAGAGAGATGACTGACCAAGAAAAAGCCACAAAGATTCTATTCTACCTTTTAGCGTTTACAATTTGCATATTCGCTTTAAGCGTATTGGCTTTGCTTTATGTTTATACCCACCCTACAATAACTTTATAATGAGCTGCAACTGCAATAAGCCTATGAGTATTATAGAACTTTGCCTTAGAGATAGGGATGAAAACGGAATTGAAAATGATTAGAAAGTACAAACATATCAGGGAGATTCAGAAGTATCTTGAGATGCTGATGATTGATCAGGTGAATCTAAGTATTCAAGCATCAAGATTTGGTTGGACAGAAGATATCCAGAAACAAATAACCAACTCAGCACTATTGATAAGAAAGTATCAAAGGAGATTGAGGCTAATAAGAATGTAATGAGTAAGAGCGAACAAACCTTAGTGAATAGGAAGAATCTAGAGATGCTATTGCATATCCTGATTCAGGTACATATGAGAGGGCAGTTATCTAGAGATGAGCAGAACTTCTTAGCTAACTTTGTGGATCTTCCTCCTGCTCCAACAACTCCTAACAGATCACAGAGGAGGATGAATCAGCAGATGATAAATAAAATA